GACATATGAGTATATGCGCCCAGCCATGAGATCAGGTATGGTTACTACAGGTATGTTCATTGCAGCAGGATCTGTAGGTGACTTGTCTCAGTGTGAACCATTAAGAGATATGATCCTAAATCCACTTTCAAAAGATATATATGCTGTTGAAACGGATCTTATTGATGATAAAGGCACTACAGGTATGTCAGGTTTGTTTATTCCTGAACAATGGTCAATGCCTCCTTATATTGATGAGTTTGGCAACTCTCTTGTAGAAGAAGCTTTAGCAGCTTTAGATAGACAGTTTGAACAATGGAAGAAAGAACTTAATCCAGAAGACTATCAGTTAAGGATATCTCAGCACCCAAGAAATATTAGAGAAGCATTTGCCCATAGATCAGTATCTATTTTTCCAACACATTTAGTTGCTGCTCAACAGAGAAGAATTGAAGAGAAAGAATATGCATATGAATTCTTAGATATTTTTACAGATGAAATTGGTAAAGTTGCTGTAAAATCAACTGATAAGCAACCAATTAAAGAATTTCCAATTACTAAAAAATCAGAAGATAAAACAGGAGTACTTGTAGTATGGGAAAGACCAATTAAAGATCCTACATTTGGTCAATACTACGCATCTATTGACCCTGTATCAGAAGGTAAAACAACTACATCAGAGTCACTCTGTTCAATCTACATTATGAAAGCTCCTGTAGAAGTAACTAAAGTTACTGTAGGAGAAACAGAAACATATATTGAACAGGATAAAATTGTGGCTGCATGGTGTGGTAGATTTGATGATATTAATAAAACTCACCAGAGACTAGAGTTAATTATAGAATGGTACAATGCTTGGACATTAATTGAAAATAACATATCATTGTTTATCCAGTATATGATATCAAGAAAAAAACAAAGATATCTTGTACCTAAAAGCCAGATTATGTTTTTAAAAGATATTGGTTCAAATGCTAACGTATTCCAAGAATATGGTTGGAAAAATACTGGTACTCTATTTAAAGCACACTTACTAAGTTATACTATAGAATATTGCAGAGAAGAATTAGATGTAGAAACAAAAACTGATGGTACTATTGTACGGACTAAGTACGGAATAGAACGTATTCCGGATCCCATGTTGCTTAAAGAAATGCAAGAATATGCTGATGGGGTTAACGTGGATAGACTAGTTTCATTTGCAGCCTTAGTTGCATTCATGAGAATTCAGCAAGCTAACAGAGGTTATTCTAAAAGAGTTATCATGGATGATGCTTCTAAAAACTTGCAAAAGTCAGAAAATTTGTTTAAATTAAATAGAAGTGCGTTCCGTCATATGGGGCAAGGTAATTCAGTAAGTGGAAAGATTCATAGGACTCCATTTAGAAATTTTAAATAAAGGATATGCAAGTATATAACGCTCTACAATTAAAAAAAGGAGCCAAGGTTGAACAGCAAAGAATGGGTAGTATTACCCAGCCTCTTCAGTTTATTCCAAAAAAGGAAAAAGATGATGAGTGGGCTGCTTGGAATTTAGATTGGTTAGAATGGAACGGACTAAAGCAAATCCGTAGAAATGCCCGCAGGCTAATGAAAAATTATAAGCTTGCAAAAGGTATGATAGACAGATCTGATTATATTATAGAAGAAAATAATGAGTATAGAGATGTTGTTGAAATTCTTACAAGGGATGAAGTATCTGCATTAGAATTAAAGTTTTATCCAATTATTCCAAATGTTATCAATGTTCTTGTAGCAGAGTTTGCTAAAAGAACTACTAAACTTACATATAGAGCTGTAGATGAAAACTCATATAATGAGATGCTAGAGCAAAAGAGAAAAATGGTAGAAGACACTTTACTTTCTCAAGCTCAAGTTAAAATTTCAGCAGCATTAATTGAACAAGGACTAGACCCTAACTCAGAAGAAGCTCAACAGCAATTAGGTCCAGATAAATTAAAATCATTGCCAGAGATAGAACAATTCTTTAAAAAGGATTATAGATCTATGATAGAACAATGGGCAACACATCAACATAAAGTAGATGTGGAAAGATTTAGAATGAATGAATTAGAAGAAAGAGGTTTTAGAGATTCTCTTATTACAGATAGAGAGTTTTGGCATTTCCATATGATGGAAGATGATTATGAAGTAGAGCTCTGGAATCCAGTAATTACATTTTATCATAAGTCACCAGATGCTAGATATATTTCTCAAGCAAACTGGATAGGTAAAACAGATATGATGACGCCTGCAGATGTTATTGATAAGTATGGTTATTTAATGACCGAAGAACAGCTGGAATCTCTTGAAGCTATTTATCCTATTAGATCTGCTGGATACAATATTGGCGGCATGCAAAATGATGGTTCATTTTATGATGCTACTAAGTCACATGATTGGAATACTAATATGCCTTCACTTGCTTATAGACAGTTTACTACTGCTGCTGCAGGATCAGTTTTAGATCAAGGAGATATTATACAACAAATACTTTCTGAAGGTGAAGATTATTTTGATCAAGGAACTACATATTTATTAAGAGTAACTACTACATATTGGAAATCTCAACGTAAAGTAGGACATCTAACTAAGATTACTGAAAATGGTGAAGTAACAAATGAAGTAATTACAGAAGATTATCAAGTTACTGATAAACCAATATATGATACTAGGCTTTTTAAAAATAAAACAAAAGATAATTTATTATTTGGAGAGCACATTGATTGGATTTGGATTAATGAGGTTTGGGGTGGTGTAAAAATTGGCCCCAATATTCCTTCATTTTGGGGTATGAATAACCCTGGTGGTTTTAGCCCACTATACATAGGTATTCAAAAAAATAAAGTAGGTCCCCTTAAATTTCAATTTAAAGGTGACAATACATTGTATGGTTGTAAACTACCTGTAGAAGGATCTGTATTTTCAGATAGAAACACTAAGTCTACTGCTTTAATTGATTTGATGAAGCCATATCAGATTGGGTACAATATTGTAAACAATCAGATTGCAGATATCTTAGTAGATGAACTTGGTACTATTATAATGCTTGACCAGAATACTTTACCTAAACATTCACTTGGTGAAGATTGGGGTAAAGGTAATTATGCTAAAGCATATGTAGCAATGAAGAATTTTCAGATGCTTCCTCTTGATACATCTATTACAAATACAGAGAATGCATTAAACTTTAATCATTTCCAAAAACTAGACTTATCTCAGACAGAAAGATTAATGTCAAGGATACAGTTAGCTAATCACTTTAAAATGCAAGCATTTGAAGTTATTGGTGTAAACCCACAGAGAATGGGTCAACAGCTTTCCCAAACAACTGCTACTGGAGTAGAACAAGCTATGGCAGCATCTTATGCACAGACAGAGATATACTTTATCCAGCACTGTGATTATCTAATGCCTAGAGTGCACCAAATGCGTACAGATCTAGCACAGTATTATCATTCTACTAAACCATCAGCAAGACTAACTTACCTTACTACATTAGATGAGCAAGTTAATTTTGAGATTAATGGTACAGATCTTTTAATGAGAGATCTAAATATCTTTTGTAGTACTACTGCAAATCATAGAGCTGTTCTTGAACAGTTAAAACAAATGACTATTCAAAACAATACTACAGGCGCCTCTATTTATGATCTGGGTAGAATTGTTCAATCTGACTCTATTGCTGAGGTTAATACTGTACTTAAAGATTCTGAACAAAAACAAACTCAACTTAAGCAACAAGAAATGCAACAGCAACAGCAAATGCAGGAGCAACAACTTCAAGCTAAAGCTGAAGAAGAAAGACTTAAGAGAGAATTTGAAGAATCTAGAGATGAGAAAAATAGACAACGTGATATTCTTGTTGCTGAAATTAGAGCTGCTGGTATGGGTGCTATGACAGATACAAATAAAAACATGGAGTCTGATTACATAGATGCTATGAAAGATATTCGTGAAACTGAACAGTATCAGTCTCAAACAGATCTTCAAAGGGAGAAAGAAGTTAATAGGATGTCTATTGAAACCAACAAATCTCAGATTGAAAGAGAAAGAATACAGGCACAAAGAGAAATTGCTGATAAACAATTACAAATAGCTCAGGAGAATAAAAATAGATTTGATAGCAAAACATAATTTATACTTAGCTATATAGTCAAAAAAATTACTTTTCTAGTTTTAAATATGTAAAGTTTATTTCGTATATTAAATTATAAACAAAAACCAACAAAATGGAAGAAACCAACAAAAATCCTGAGGATTCTCAGGTACAGGATACTACAGCGGTAGGTCAGGTAGAGGTTGATATTGATCAGTTATTTGGAATGCCAGGCGCAGATAGTGTAATGCTTCCGTCAGATGATTCAAATGATTCAGATGATAAACCATCATCAATCTTTTCTAAACCAAAAGATGTAGACACAACGTTCTTTGATAAGCCAAGTAATAATAGTAGTGACGATAACACTAAAGTTACTGCAGCAGAAGTTGATGAAGCAATTGCTCAACTTGATGACATGATTAGTCAAGAAGAGGAAACTGGTAATAAAGGAAGACCTAAAGTAGATAAGTCCGGTCTTTCTGAGTTAGCTTTAAAAATGATTGAAGAAGGTAGTCTTATTCCTTTTGATGATGATAAACCATTAGAAGAATATACTACTAAAGACTTTAGAGAACTATTTGAAGCTAACTTCCAAGAAAGAGAAGCAAAAATTAAGGCGGATACTCCAAAAGAATTTTTTGCAGCTTTACCAGAAGAACTTCAGATTGCTGCAAAGTATGTAGCTGATGGTGGTCAAGACTTAAAAGGTCTTTTTAGAACTCTTGCACAAGTAGAAGAAATGTATGATTTAGATCCTACAATTGAAACTCATCAGGCAGAAATTGCAAGGCAATATTTACATGCCACTAATTTTGGATCTGCTGAAGAAATTGAAGCAGAGATTGGAGAATGGTATGATATGGGTAGACTGGAAGCAAAAGCTAATCAGTTTAAGCCAAAATTAGATAGGATGCAGGAAGAAATTGTTGCTAGAAAACTTGCTGAGCAAGAGCATAAAAAAGAGCAACAAGCAAAACAGGCAAAAGCATATACAGATAATGTATATAAAACACTTGAAAAAGGGGATCTGGGTGGAATTAAAATGGATAGAAAAACTCAGGGTATGTTATATTCAGGATTAGTTCAACCAAACTTCCCTTCTATTTCAGGTAAACCTACAAATATGTTAGGTCACTTGTTAGAGAAATATCAGTTTGTAGAACCAAGGCATGACCTTATTGCTGAAGCACTTTGGTTACTTGCAGATCCAGATGGATATAAAGGTAAAATTAAAGAACAAGGATCTAAAGTAGCTGTAGAAAAAACAGTAAGACAATTGAAAACTGAGGAAGCTAGAAAAATTACATCTTCTGTTTCACCTGAGCCAGAAGAAAGAAAAACTAGCAAACCTCAAAGAACACTGCAGAGCCAATGGACTTAGGTCCAGTGGATCTATGGGCTATGGCTCAAAAAGTTGAAATGCCACTTTATCAAATGTCTTCATTTGGTGGCAAAAATGTTATCAATGTTGATAACGCACGTGGGGAATACAGATGGCAGACTCCAGTCTCTGTTGACCTTCCTTACATTGTTGAAGATATTGAACCAAGTAATGAATTCAAAGGTGTTGATGGTGATACATTCCGTATTAAACTTAACAAAAGAGAATTTGGACATGGTGATATCATTACCTATGACAAATACAATGGTGTTGAAATGTACATCACAGCAGAAGATATTCTTCCTTTAGGTGATGGCTTTATCTATACTGTTCAACTTGTAAACAATGATAACTACAAATACATTGATAACAAGTATTTGGCTAATGGTACTAAAGTATTCCGTAAAGGTTCTGCAAGAGGTGAGTATGGTGAAAGATTCTCTGACATCATCACTAATGCAGGTTTCCGTGAATTCTACAACTTTGTAGGTGGTGCTGAAGCTCACGTACATTACTCAATCTCTAGCCGTGCTGACTTGATGATCAAAGGTGGTATGAATGCAGATGGTACAGTTCCTGTAACTGAGATCTGGAGAACATATGACAAAAACATTGATCCATCTATCTCTTCTTTGGAAGACATGGTAAAAGTAATGGGTAAGGATAAAGTTAAGAAAGCATTTGACAATGGTGACTTATCACGTACATTCTTGACCAATATGGAAGCTGCTCACTTGAGCAAAATTGCAATTGACATTGAGACTTACCTTATGTGGGGTCACGGTGGTAGAGTACGTCAGGATGGTCCAGATGATGTTAGATTATCTGTGGGTCTTTGGAAGCAGTTGGATAACTCATTCAAAAGAGTATACAACAAAAATAACTTCACACTTGACTTATTCCGTTCTGAGATCTACAACTTCTTCAATGGTAAAGTTGAATTCCAAGGTCCAGATCCAAAACGCAGCCTAGTTGTACAAACTGGTATGGGTGGTATGAGAATGGTTAATGAGGCTATTAAAAATGAAGCTATCTCTTCAGGTCTTCTTATCCAAGCTGCTGACATCGGTGCAATCACTGGTAAAGGTATGGACTTGAACTTTGGTTTTGCTTACACTTCTTATGTTATCCCATTCTTGGCTAACGTTAAGTTTGTGTTGAACCCAGCATTTGACAAT